TAAATGACATGGAAGACTACTATGGAATAGAGACACAGGACTATGAAAAGGAAATGTACGATGGAAATGTTTGATCATTCACAGATTGATTTCACTGTGAAGAAAGCAGCATAAGGAATAGGACTATGAAAGATCAGAAAGTTGTAGGTAAACGTAAGAACAATCCGATTGCAAAGCAACTCTCTGATCCTACGTGGAGAAAGAGAGTTGTATCCAGTAAGGTTATTTATAATCGTAAGAATCAAAGGACCATAGTAGATGAGACACTATCGACCATCTCTTAGAATTTTGTTTCCTTATTGTTTCAAACTAGACAAAACTGGATATATTTTGTACGCTTATAACCGTGACTATAAGTATATCCCAAGAGCCATATTCCGTTTTGCGAGAAAGCCTAGCACGTTTAACGGGATCTGGCACATCAAATATAGTGATGCCTTATATATGTATAACGGTGATCCGTATTCAAGAACAGATTACTTTGAGCGTTTAGCCAAACTTTTTTCACATAAACATGATATGATTCAGGATAAGATAACTCCTAATGTGTATACCATCAAAGCAAAGGATATACAGGGTTGCCACTATCTAGAGGAGGATTAAGACCATGTGGGTTATAGTACGAACAGATCCAGAGGATGATGACTACCCCCTCCCAGAGGTTCTCATGAATGATGATGGGTCTGCTAAGACTTTCGTTAATGAGGTCACGGCTTGGAGATACATGGAATTGCTCTGCAAGGAATATGATTTTTCCCCTGACATAATGATGAATGATCCCGGTATTGGGATTATGAGGGTACAGTAATGAATAAAGTAGAATTAATTCAACGTAAGTTTGATGAGAAGTGGGTGAGATGGGAGTTTCTAGATTCCTATCTCCCCAAGGGCATAGGACATACTGCCACATGGCCCAGATGGAAGTGGGTTGTCACTGGTGTTTGGGATAAGGAGGATAAGCCAGACATATCAGATCCTTGTTTTCATGCTTTCTATGGGGGGCAACCCTATGGAGAGATTAAAAATTGAGAGGTGGAAATGGGGCTGGCAAATTATTGCTGGTCCTGATCCAGTGGAAATAAATTGTGGATTATTCTTGACATTCCAAGAAGCATATGATACGATGAGCAAAATTAAGTTGGTGGAGGAATTTAAAAATGGTAATGAACATAGAAAAAGAATTACGAAGAAATGTACGAGAACTTCAAGAACAACTGAACTTATCTCACAAGAGAATTAAATATTTGCAGGAAGAAATTCATTCCCTCCGTAGACAGACACAGCCAGAGGAAAATTTCAGGAGTGGCATGTCTGGATGGGCTATGATGGATGATCCAGATTATAGATAAAAAAATGAGAGAAGAAAGAGGTGAAACTTTCTATCGTCTTCAAGTTTGTCTTGGAAGAGAAGCCTTCTTAAATAAATATGGGCTTGACAAAGAAGAACTTTATGATAAAATTACGTGTGAAAATATACGAGCTATCCTTAAAGAAAGTTTAGAAGACATACGTAAATGGAAACAACGAGAGATATTTTATCCATGTTCTGTATAAACAAAAGGAAATAGATATGTCACGAATAAGTGATTGGCTAATTGAAATGGAAGAAGATGCTACCTCCATGCCCAGAGAAGAATGGGTGCAGAAATATGGCACCAATCAAGAGCATATTTTCTCTCGTGTTCAGGGAGAACTGGATGAGATAGGTCAGGGGGAACTGAATTTATGGAGGGACAATAACAATGCCTGACTGTGAGGTTTATGATCTTGGGAAACTAAGGAAGGAGAAGGAGAAGGAGGAAACTCCAGAATTATATCTCCCTATTCCCATGATTCGAGATCTAATTTTGAAGGGATATGATCCTACTTCTCTTGAAGAGATAGAGAAATATGTTTTTATTCATGATGCTATTGACAAGATAATGTTGGGGTACGAGGATGATGACTAGAGATTTTATGCAGAGGGAGAGGAAGTCCCTGTTCAGGTCCATCACCAGACAATATACGCAAGAGGGATATAACATCAGGGAATCAAAGAGACTTGCCAAGAGGGAGGTCGATGATATTATGAGTGACAGGGAAAATTTCATGGATAATTTAATCAGGGATACATGGGAAGGTATAGATGAATAATAAAATAGTTTCCATAGAATGGGTTGATTCTACAGAGTATGAAGATGCTGCGTGGAAATCAGAGAAGGAAGTTCAGGAACTTCAACCTGTCAAAATTAAATCCTCTGGTATACTTGTACAAGATTCTGATCTATACATAACATTAGCCTCTTCACTTAATGATAGTGAAGATCCTCCTCAATACGGAGGACTAATTAGTATACCAAAATCTTCCATTAGAATAGCATATTCTTTAAAACAATATGATTTTTTAAAGGAGCTTGTCCATGAGTAGAGTAGATTTAATAGATCACATGGGGGATGACACCACCGTGGTCAATGCTGCCAGAGTTAGCTTTGACAAAAAGATAGATACAATAATGGAAAGCAAAGATGAGAAGTTAATCAAGTATCTTGCAGAACATGCTCATTGGTCACCCTTCTCTCATGCCTTCACCACATTCAAGATCAAGGCCTCTGTTTTTGTAGCCAGACAACTTCAGAAACATCAAGTGGGCTTGGCATGGAATGAGGTAAGTAGGAGATATGTTTCCACTGAGCCTGATTTCTGGAGTCCTCTTCTGTGGAGAGAAAAATCCAAGGATAAGAAACAGGGATCAACAGAGCATGAAGTTTATGGGAATGAATGGTTCGATAAAAAATATAGGGAGGTGCTTGAGTTATGTACTGTAACATACAAGGAGATGATCAAGGGAGGGGTATGTCCTGAACAAGCCAGAGCTGTATTACCACAGAGTATGTACACCTCATGGTACTGGAGTGGAAGTCTCTATGCTTTCTCCAGAGTATGTAATCTCAGACTGCAAGATGATGCTCAATCCGAAACCAAATTTATAGCAGAAAGTATAGCTTTCTACATGAATAACTTATTTCCCATATCATGGAAATGTCTAGTGAAAATTAAACCTAACGATGGAAACACACGTATGAAAGAAATTCAAGATGGCACTTGGCCGGGACCGGGAGTATAACTGATGCCACAAAGTCAATGGTTAGATAGAGGGCCTTGCCCCAACCCTGATTGTGATACAGAATATGGTCATGTACAACACAAGCTGGGATATTCATTTTGTTTTGCTTGTGAGACAAGATTCGGTGAGGAGGTTAGAAAAGATCTTCAATTTTATCAGGGAAAAATTCTGGAATTACCAAGACAGGAACCAAAGCCTATGAGTATGAAAGGAACATGGGGAGAACTGAGTGATCGTAAGATTTCTCTGGAGACTGCTAAGAAATATAATACTAAAATTATTAAACAGGGGAACATCATAACCCATCACCTGTATGAATACTATAATGAACGAGGAGATAAGATAGGACAGAAAGTACGGAAGACTCAAGACAAAAACTTCTGGGTGGAGGGAGATATAACAGAAGCTGTTATGTTTGGTCAGAATATATTTTCCCCCAATAAACATAATAAGAAATATGTTACTATTTCAGAAGGGGAAATTGATGCCATGAGTGTCTATGAGATGATGGGTTCCAAGTGGCCCAGTGTGTCTATCAAGACGGGGGCTGGTTCAGCACTCAGGGATTGCAAGAAAAATTTTACTTATCTGGATTCATTTGATAATGTGATCCTATGTTTTGACATGGACAAGGAGGGGAGAAAAGCCAGTGAAGAAGTAGCTCAACTCTTTGCCCCCAACAAGTGCAAGATCGTTCGTCTGGAACATAAGGATGCTAATGAATACCTGAAGATGGGGAAGAGGGAGGCCTTCACCAGTGCTTTTTGGAATGCCAAGGCATACACCCCTGCTGGTATTATCAATCTAAAAGATATAGGTGATAGTCTTTATGAGGAAGATTATTGCGAGACATGTCTCTATCCTTGGCCTAAGATGAACGAGAAAACTTACGGAATGAGAACAGGAGAGTTGATTACATTCTGTAGTGGTGCTGGGATGGGTAAGTCCAGTATCATGAGAGAACTTCAACACCATATTCTTAAAAATACGGAGGATAACATAGGTATCCTAGCCTTGGAGGAAAATATCAAGAACCAAATATGGAACCTAATGAGTGTTGAGGCTTCCTCTAGATTGTACATTAAGGAAGTCAGGGAAGGAGTGGAAGAGGCCCAGTTAAAGAAGTGGCAGGAAGCTACTGTAGGTACTGGGAGAGTCTTTGCCTTTGATCACTTTGGCAGTATCTCCAATGATGAGATACTATCAAGGATACGGTTCATGGCTCAAGGTCTGGACTGTAAGTGGATTTTCGTAGATCATTTATCAATCCTTGTCTCCGGTCAGGAGAATGAGAAGGAAGGGTTTGGTACTGATGAAAGGAAAAGTATAGATATTCTCATGACCAAGCTACGATCTCTGGTGGAACAAACAGGTATAGGTTTGTTGTTAGTCTCCCATCTACGTAGACCGGGGGGAGATAGAGGTTTTGAAGATGGCAGAGAAATATCTTTAAGTCATTTGAGAGGGAGTGCAAGTATTGGGCATCTCAGTGATGGTGTGATAGCTTTGGAGAGAAATCAACAGAATGATAATGAAACATTGTCCAACACCACCACCATACGTATCCTAAAAAACAGATACACAGGGGATACAGGGATCAGTACACATCTCTTCTATGATAAGACAACTGGGAGGATGACAGAAATTGATAATCCATTTAACCAAGGAGAAGACGAATGAGATCAACCAAGAAATTTGACAGAAAATTATATGATAGATCAGATCCATTATCAAATGGGGTAATGATAAAGTGGTTGCAGAGAAATGGTTATACATTTATAGATCCAAAAGAAACTTATGGAGTTGATATTACGTGTGTCAAGGGGGATACACCTGCTTTCTTTGAGACTGAAATGAAGTATAATTGGAAGGGGGATTGGCCTAGTGTTTGGCAAGAAGTTCGTATTCCCTACAGGAAATCTAAGATTGTATCTAAATGGGTGCATGATGGTTCAGTTGGTGAACTAACTTTTGTTATCTTTCGTAGTGATTGTAAACAAGCATGGTTCATTGATGGACAGGTTGTTAGAGATTCAGAAGTTATTGCTATAGATACTAAGTATACTAAGAATGAAAAGTTCTATCACATTGATGTTGATGATGCTCACATAATTAATATGAAGGCCTCTGATTTAAAAGAAGCCCGTAGTGCTAAAATAACAGATGCATTTATAAATGTTAGATATCCCTCATAGGAATAGAAAATGAAATGGATACTTTTGCTTATAGTTATGCCTCTTATATCTTGGGGAGTAATGGTTGGAACACTCCTATTTATAGATGGAACTTTCGAGGAAGTTTGTTTTCACAATGGCTTTGGAATGTGGCTGGCTTCCTTAATCACAGC